TATGATGGAGGAGTACTTGGTCGTGCAGACCCCTGCATCTATCATGGTGCGGCAGATTTGGCGGCTTTGGTTGCATACAGTGTCGAGGTGTTGCTGGGCAGCGACCCGGTGGTGCAATACGACGTTTACACCACTCCTGAGTGCCCGGAGTGTAGAGCAGAAGAGTCTTGGGAGGATACTATTGGAAGATGGGCGCGTTATTGGACAACCCCTATCTGTTGCGGTGTCACTGAGCGTAGAAAGCAGGTACATAGAATGGCCATGACGTCAAAAGCCCTGCGGCTCATAGAACAGATTGCGAACCAGTGTCGAAGTACAGCAGCCAGAGGCTCCATTGAAGCAACGACACAACAAGCGCTTTCTGGCATACGCAATGATCCGGTTATACCTTCCTGGGCGGTCACAGGGTTCCTGAATATAGTGCCACACGCTCTCAACTGTCGTGCAAGCGGGCAGACTTCACTTTGGAGTTGCTGCTGCGCTAGGACGGTTTTGATTAGGGCTCCGCGTACCATGTTTCGCGAGCTTGAGAGTGCGGCTTACAAGACCATGTTACCCGTCCACACAAGACAATTCCCTATGAGGGACGCTCAAGTGGTTGTAGTGCCCATAAACGCTCTTATAACATCGAGAAGAATACGACAGACTGCGTGGAAAGAAGGGGATAGTCAAGAGTGGTATCGGTGGCATCGGTTGGATTGGGTGGTCAGCAACGGCAGAGAAACGAAGCAAGTGGCTGCTTATCTTCTGAGGAAGGAGGTGGACAAATTGATTGCTGAGAGCATGCTAGTTGAAGTCGACCCTGTTACCAAGATGCACATCCACGTACAGACCAGATCCGAGTACCACCGCGCAATCATCACACAAACGAACGTGGGCCGCATTGGACTTTGGATTATTGATCCGCGGTCTCACGAAATATTGTGCGTGAAAGAGCGTTACAAGCAGACACTCAGTGAGCTTTGGCAAGACCCGGGAGGGAAACCCGGGGACCAAGAAGATTTTTATGAGACAGTTAAACGTGAGGCTCACGAGGAGCTCCATGAGGTTTTATCTTGCCAACAGTTCGAGTTGATTAGCAACGCCATAGACGGGCTCAGGCGTGACGCAGTTGAACCTCATGAGGTGCGTTATGCCGGCAACGAAGCTCGATGTGTCTTTTTTGCCATTTACATTAGGAAATATGACCTCGGCAACCTCGACTTCACGTCGGATGGCAAGACCACGGACGTCAGATGGTTCAACGCTAACGACCCTGTTTTAGTGGGTCGTGAAACTGGCCGTCCCCATATGAAGAATGCCATGATGAAGTTCCGAGAGTTATACGGCAAAAATATCACGATCTTGGCCAAGCAACCAGAACTGAACAAAGAAGCTGCGCCTTTTGTGCCAGCAGATGCAAAAGCTCTCGCCAAGCCGGCTAGTGTTGCACACCCGCTTGAACTCCAAACAATGTTAGTCCAACCCAAGGGCAGTATCAGCAGCTGTTTGAGCCCTTTGGACAATATCGATAGAGCGCAGATGTGGAGGATGACCTGTTTGAGTGAAATCGGAGTGTTCATAGGCGAACGCACCGATAAGATACCCTACGTTACGGGAGATGATTTGACCGTCAAACTCAAACATGGGCACATGATAATGTCCGACAAGGATAAAGATGTGGGTGTATGTATCGGGATCCCTCTTTCTTACCCCGGTATGTACGCTAACAATCCCAGGAACATGATGTTCGCCCTCCAAGAGCGCGTGTTTGCCGAAAGGCCCGCACCCCGCGACGACCACTATAAATGCTTGGGCATGCTCAAGCGCATTGTGGACGTTTGTTGGAGTGTGTGGTGTGATCGCGACGACGTTATCGAGCAGATGCCTTATTTTCTCGGAGATGGTATTTCTACGTTTTGGGCGGGGAAGATCAAACGCTTTTCCGACGTTTACGCAGATCCGGACACCTTCTTGGAGGACGTAAAAAAGGCTAGCATATTCGTCAAACGCGAGGTCGGTGCTCTGCATAAGTTCGATGAGGAGGATGTGGCCGTTCCACCGCTCGTGGAAGCCATGAAAGTGACGTTCTTCGACGGCTGTTTAGGCGAGGGGGAAGTAGGGTCAGAGAGTTTTAGCCTACCAGAGGCTGCTCCAGTTTCTTTCAGCCCCTTGCTTGAATCCGATAGTGCAGAAGGAGAACCGACACCGGCTAAGGCCTACCCCATCGACCGCCGTGTCAAGGACAAATACCAGCCAAGGATGATCACTAATGTTGGTGATCACCGTCAAGTGGCGGCACACCCTCTTCTGAACGTTTTATTTAATCTCTTTTTTGCGGCGACTTATTGCTTTAACATAAAGCATACGGATAAACGTGAGAAGATGGCTTATATCGCAGAGATTATGGCACGCATTGTCAAAGGAGGTGGCGAACTCATCGAAATAGATGGGCATAGGTGGGACGCCCACATCGGACCTGAGTTGAGAAACGCCGTCGAAAACTATCTTCAGGATTTGTTTTTCGAGTACATCGTAGAGCTTTGGGTGGATATAATACTCGGTTTTCTACAAGCAGAGTGGAAACATCATTCATCCTCCACCCAGTTCTCCGACCAGGATATCAACGGACTACGCGTTCTCATCAAGGTTTTTATCAAATGGCTTTCCCGGCAAAGTGGCGGCCCACAAACGGGTCCTTGGAATGGACTTGAATCTTGGGTGTGCGGCATTTTTGTCGCGTTAGGGGGTCTTGAGGCTCCTGAAGGCTGGGAAGTCCAGTTGAAGGCATGGCTCATTAATGTGAAGAACATCAGCAAGTATATTTGGGCCAACAGGGAAGAGATGACGGCTGAGGAAATGGCCGAATACGTCCTCTCTCATCTAATCGATTTCCCCGTATGGGTGTCTCCTAACCTTATCGTTCCCCAACAATGGGTACCCTTCCTAGAGGGTGACGACCGGGATGAAGCGTACAGTAAGAAGGCACCAAGTTGCGAGTGGATTGAATACAGATGGGGGTTGGCAAACATCAACGCCGCTGTAAAGTGCCTTACTCCACATAAATACAGTCTATCGACATTCGTTGGCTATAGTTTTGGTTTTAGGCCGAAGCGAGAGGATGACGAAGGTGTCGGCTTGTGGCGTTTTAGCCATTACGGTCCCACTGCGGACAGAAATTTGAAGTCGGCATCTTTTTCAGGGTCGAGCACGTTAATCAGTGCACTCAAGGCAGGCAGGACGCACGAGGCGGCTCTTATCACGGTACTCACATGTGTCAGCAGACTCATGCAAAATGTGTGCGATGAGAGTTACTCTACATTATCACATGGTAATCCGATTTTATGCCGCTACTTGCTTGGCATAGGACAAAAATGGATCGGAGAGGTCAGAGATTATGAATGCCTCCCTGCCAATGATGGCATTGTACATACGCTCCAAATGAAGTTACAAGTGCGGGTAGAATGTGGGATATGGGACGACGCGATCGAGTGCTGTATGAGCTCGGTGCGGAGTAATATCCTGCGAGTTGACGATTACTCCGACTGGTTGGCAGCGCATAACATTCCGACGATGACGGGAGACCTTGCCTGGCATCAGCCTTGTTTCCATAGTGTTGGCGGTACACAAAGTCTGTTAGCAATGGACTTTAATCAGCACCTTAGTATGTGGGTCCCCCCGTCCTGGATGGGGTACTTCCCACTTGTTGCGCCGCCTTACTATGCACCTAGTCTGCTCTTTCAGAGCAGACCCCCTGACAAAGGTCTCCAGTTTACCGCCCCACCAAAGCCGAAAATGGTGGCGAGCACTGGCTCGGAGCAAGCAGGCTCCGCAGTGCGGCAAGCTGAGAACGCAACCGGCAAGTCTGGAACCTCTGTAAAGGGTAGCACAACAGCAGGCAGTGTGAAAGGGCAGGGGCGTGGAGGTAAAGCGTCATGCGCTAGATTAGACGTAGCCGCCACTGCTGTTAGTGCAAGCTGCGGCGCCACCGGTAGTTCAGTGGCGTGCCCTAAGGCGGATGGTCGATCGGTCGGACCACCGCCGGGCCTCAACAGTAAAGGATCTGGCAAGAGGGGCGGGCGCGGAAGATGAGCCCGCTTAGGATTACAATGCATGTGCATGGATTCAGTTGTGAGTTTAGGTACCTAGTGTATTCCCCTTTTGCTTCGTCCTGTAGAAGTACACGCCCGGTCAGGCTATGGCCATGCGAACGCATGGGTGTACTTGCGAGCATTCACCTCGTCCTCATATTATGAGGCTACACGCCTTATCGCTTGTCGTGGAAGGTCTGCAAAAACGTGAGTACTGCTATTACAGATGCTGTTCTAGTCACGGGACGACAACAGCGGAACAATAGTACACGTGGTTGTAGGCGCTTGTACGCTGAAGCCTGGTGCTCCAGACCGAAGTCTTGGATCCTCTATATGTTGTTTCACGCGGTGTGGGCAGTAGTTCCCTAGACGACCTGGAAACACTTATTGAGTTCTTTGTCCTTGACTCCAAACGGAGATGCGGTGAGGGTAGCACTCGCCAGCGTAGTGGCAGGGACATGTTAGGGCCGGTCCCGCAAGCAGTGCTTTCACATAACCATGTGAATCCCGCTTCGGCCAGACAGCTCCACAACTTCACCAGGGAGCTGACGAAGCGATTGCTGGCACGCTAGTAAGCGACTAAACACCGTGAAGGGTGTGCCAGTGAGCGAGGAAGTGTGAACAATTAAAGGGTCATGCAGGCAACGTGGCACCTAGGCTACGGGAACAATTCAATTCTACGCAGTCTGTATTCACATCTCGTGGTACTTCAAGTGGAAGCGCGCAGTTAAGAAGTGAAGCACGCTTAATCATGGCTGGAAAGGGTAAGGGGGGTCAGTTTACTGCGAAGCAGAAGGCTGCTCTCGAAGGTAAAAGTGGCGAAGAAAAAGCAAAAATGATCAAGTTGTTTAGGTCGCAGAAACCTAATGGTGCACAG